GTTTCTTTGCAATACTTAATTATATATATCAGAATAAAAAGTGATACTTCAAGACAACCCACAAGTTTGTGGAAAGAAATGTATAAAGTTTCAAAACAGATAATGAGAAAGATAAACCGAAAAAAATTTTTCAGAAAAAAAATGAAAAAAATCCAGTAAAAGTAGTGCATTAGTCACAAAGACTAACGCAAAACCAAGTAATCATTAGCTTATACGCAGAAAAAACGTATCCTGTATACGTTATAGGTGTACCCCCTATGTTTTTTTGCAGAGTACCCCTATGGGTAAAAATAAAATTTTATACTATACGTAAGGTTGTCAGATTTTTTCATCAAAATTTTCTCCTGTAAAAAACTTATCGTATAACGAATAGTCTACTGCATACGCTAAGAACTCCTCACAGTTATTAAGAATGAACTGTCTAGCCACCTTAGACCTATCTTTAGGTGAAACTTTGGGTTTCTCCTTGTTGTCTACCTGTAAATCTGCCTGAACAACAAAATCTTTTATTATTTTCTCTAGCTTATTCTCTGGCTTATGTTTCTTAAAGAGTGCTTTGAGATATATTATTTTAGGTTTTTCCATAACTTTATTTACAATAAGAGATACTTATAGTCAGATGTTGTTGGTATTTCTTATTTCTGCATAAAGATATAACTATAAGTTTAACTATAAGTAATATCCTAATAGTGGCACTTAATTATAAAACAACAAAATCAAACAACTTTAAGAGCATTTCTAACCATAGAAGCTATTTTCTTACTATACTTTGCTCTACTTCTATTCTTTCTTTTCTTTGCTGTGCTTCTTGCATATTCACTTGAAGATAACCTTTGGATTACTTTTTCTGGTAAATACCTTTCACCAGTGACACTAGATTTCTTTCCTGACTTGGTTCTCCACTTCTGAGCCGACCAGTTCTTTAAAGACTTCTGTGATGGTGCTAGAGCCATTATTTATAACCCCCACCTGCTTTCTTATATGCTTTAGCAAGTGCCTGTGCTTTACGCCCACTCCACTTACCACTAGGTGTACCGTAAGAATTGCTATTCATTATTCTCTGAAATATACGCTTTCTTAAAGTTGGTTTGGTATAATTACCTGCTTTATTTACTGTTGATTTTTTCTTCATATTTTAATCCAAGAGTTGTCTACTGGGTCTCCAAAGTACTTCTCCATTTCAGCATTAAAGAGTTCTTCTTTACGCATTTTCATAGCTAGTTCTTGGTCTCTTGATAGATGTTTGACCCAATGATTACAGGCAACTTGAAGACAATCTATTCTATCGTCTTGTGCCAAAGAATGTACTTCTTTTTGTAATCTGCTTATTTGATAGAATAATTGATACCTCAATGCTGTTTCTTGTGGATACAACATATTAGTTTCTTCATAGTCTTTTTTGACTACATATTTATCTACTATCAATCTGTGTTGTGAAATTATTGGTTCTAACGTATCTAATATTCTTCTATGTTTATTAGACTGTTGGTGAACCATTTCAGTCGTACAAGGATATTGCTTTATTAAATAAGGTTTTAATAATGCTTCAAACATTCCCTGTCCGAAATTCTGTTCAATAAGTATTTTGTTTACTTTGTGTTTCTTAGCAACATCTACTAATTTAGATAAAGTGTGTTCAGAATAACCTGCATTGAAACCACCAATATCTAATAAATAAATATTACCGTTTGCAAATTTAGTTACACAATAAGCAGTTTCATCACGACCTTTACCACTTGGGTCAATTGCCATTACACACCCTGTATATGGAAGCCAAGACCCTTGTATATTCATAGGTCTAAAATAAGCGTCTCCTTGTAATCCAACATTAGGTAAATCATTATGTTGTAATTCAGGTGAACTTGCCCAGATAACTTTTTCTGGTGCATTTTCAGGATTACAATTCATAACCACTAAGTCTGATAATTTTAATGGAAACTTATTTAAATCACTTAACGTAGTATCTAATTGATACTGCATATTGAAACCTAGTCTTCCATAACTAGCTTCTCTTTCTAATAAATCTTTTTCGTCAAATCTTGTTGGCTCAGTAGGTTTACCAATTAATTCAGTAGACCAAGTATTATTAATTAAAGGTGCAAGATTAGAACCGTAAGATTTTATTTGTTTCTCACTTGGGTATCTAGCAGTCCAATATCTTATCTTATAACCTCTCTCTTGAAGTTTATTATAAATACTTTGTTCACTCTGTGGTGTACCAAGATATACAATTCTAGAAGTATCTGGTTTAATTACAGCTTCAAATTCTTTTATGGCTTCAGATAACTTGTCTCTCATAAACTGAGTTTGAGTATTTCCTGAAGTTTCTATATCGTCTGCTACAACTAAGTCAGCACGTGAACCTGTAATCTGAGAAGTAATACCTAAAGACTTTACAGTTGGTTGCTGTGAAGCACTTGCAGTATTTACATCAAAACTAATCTTTGATTGTCTCTGGTCGTCTCTTGGATACAAATGTTGTAGTATTGGTATCTCAGATAATAACCTTAAACAGAATGCACTAAAATCGTCTGCTCTATTTTTAGAAGCAGATACAACAAGAATGTTTATATTGGGATTTAATAAAATTCTCCATAATACATAACTTGCTGTAATCCAAGATTTCCCTACACCTCTAAATGCAGAAACAATAATCCTACTATCACCATTAGCAATATAGTCTGCTATATCGTATTGTATTTTAGTTGGTTCAGGTAAGTTTAAATGTTTCCAAGTGAGATATAAAAAATTTCTAAAATCAGTTAGTTTTGTTAGAAGTTTTTGGTTTTTCATCAAATGGTAGTTCCTCTATTAATTTAGTTAATGGACTGTCTTGTGTAGGTACTGCGTCTATTCCATTATCTCTGAGAAACTGTCTGGCTACATTTAAGTCACTAGATTTAGCTTCTGGGTCTTTAACTCTTTTTAGTAATTCCTCTGCTAAAACTCCGTGTAATTCTTTTAATTTATCACTCATTGATTTCTCTCTATTCTTATAATTTTCATATCATCACTTAGTTCTGCCTTTACTTTTGAACATATATAAAGAGCATTACTATTTCTGGTAGCTATACGTTTCTTTTCAATACATTTAGAAACACTAGGCATATAAGTCATTTCTGTTAGTTTTTGTTCTGTACCAACAAACATTAACAATGCCATTATTTCTACCATTAGTGATTACCATTTTTTCTAATTAACTTTTCTACGTCTTGTTGTAATTTTTCTATTTTCTTTTGTGCTTCCATAAGCAAAACTTTTGTATGAATATTGTCGTCTAGTTGAATTTGATGTTTCTCAATAATACTTGCGTTCAATTCAATCAACATCAGCATTTCTAAATTTTTAGGTGTCTGTTCAGCTTTCTTCAATAAGTCAGCTTCCATCAATTGCTTTGAAGTTTCTAAAGTATTTATTCTTTCTACTATTCCAAAGTACGCCCAAACTCCTACTGCAACTGCAACAACTATACTTATGAGATTTCTCATAGGCATTGCTATTGAAGTGTTGTCTGAAATTTTCATACTTTTGCACCTACTTCTCTACATTCAAACTTAACTACAATTTTATTTTGATTTATGTAGTTAGTATCCCATTCTTCTAATTCAGATAAATTTTGAAAAGTTTTTTGTGCAACACCATAACCTGCATTGATACAGTCATAGTGTGAATTGAATTGCCAACCTGAGACTGAACTAGATGGACATTGTCCAGTGGCTACACTGCACATATACAGGATTAGTAGATATTTCACTTATTTAAAATTTAAGAAACCAACAATAGAAGCTACGAGAGTTCCTATAAATACTAGAACTGCTACTGCACCTTTACCTTTGGAAACGTCTTGTCTTAGAGATTTAACTTCTCTCTTTAATTCATTAATACTATCATTCAAAGTCTTCATTCTTTCAGCACATAATTTTTCGTGTGCAGAAAGTCTTACTCCTGTTGCTTGTTCAACAAACTCTTTAGCAGTAATCTTTTTTCTAGGCATATTAAAAGTAATTAATGTTTAAAGTTATACGAACATTTTGGTCAGTAGTTGTTGTACTGTGATGTTCGTTGAATGAATTAAAATGTAGAATACGATTTTCTACAGACTGAACTTTTTTATCTTGTTCTTTTAAATAAGTATAACCGTCACAAGTATTTAAATATAATAATGCTGACTTTATTTGAAAGTCTTGGTCTTTATGTAAGTTATGTTTGAATAGTTTAGGTGTTCTTGGATATAAATTTAATTTTA